TCTTGTGTTGGTTTGTTTTCGTTTGCCCAATCTACAAATTCTTGTGCGAGTGGATCTTCTTCTACATCAATACCCTCAAAGACGGACAAATCATATTCTTTTGGTGCTTTGTGTTTACCCATAGAAAACTGTTTTTGTAGCTCTTTATAAGAATTGTTTAAGTCCTCTACCTTTACACCCTCTTTTGCATCCCAAAACTTATCCTCTAAAAACTCTGGCTTTTCTAAGACCTCATCTTCAGACGCTGGTTCTATAGTTGGCTGTTCTTCTGTCTCAGCTTTGTGTGGTATTTCTACCTCTTCTTCTACAGGTTTTTCTTCTGATACAGGTGCCTCTCCCATCAGTCCTTCTTGTTGTATTTCTTTTTCGTCATTCATGCTTTCGCCCTCTCAATTCTAGTTTGTATTTCTCTTATAATACTATTCTGCCCCTCTCTCGCAAAACCAAAGCTAGTATCCCCACCTGGTATCCAAGTTGGTTGATGTAGCGTTTTGCTGATAAGGTACTTCAAAACTTTCTTTCCCTCCTCTGTATCAAAGGTTCTAGCAAAAGATTTATCAATAGCAATAGTATCATCTCTAAGTTGCATAGGGTTCTCATCAAGAACCTGTATGCCATCCCACCCTGACTTGCTCATGCACTAACCTCTTCAGCTACTGCACTTGCTGGTTCTTCCATAGGTGGTTGTTCAGGTGGCTGCCCTCCTTGTGCCATCCCCTGACCTTGCATAGCCATTTGCATACTCTGTTGTATAATGGCTTGTTTCTCTTGTGGTGTAGTTCTTAGGTTTGATGGTATCCCTAGCTTATCTCCTATATGAGTAGCGATTACATCAGGTTTCATCTCAGCTACCCCACCAGGTCCAAGTGAACCTGCTATCTGTACGAACTGCATAATCTCATTTATCTCCTCTAAGTTTTGTGCTTTAGCGAGTGGACTGACAGGAACAACTTTTACTTCTAAGCCATTGACCTTTAGTGGTAGTTGTATCAGTCCTTTCTTGTCCATGATAGAAAGCACACGAGTTACTATTGGCACCATAGTTTCTGTAATCAATCTGCCAAAAGCAGAACCCATGTTTTGTGCCAACTCTTTCATTCTTTCCACAATCTCAGTAGCAGACCTAGCAGACATATTATCTGGTGGTAACGTGTCATCTAGCAATGTCTTTTTTATGTTCATCCTCAAATCATTGATTACAATTTGAGAGACATTGAAATCACCAGAGCGAGGTAGTGGTGCGAGTGAGGCACCTTGAGGTCCACCATTTCTAGCTACTGGGATTATGGATCCTGGTGTAATTCTAATGTTAGATGGATTGATAACACCATCATCTGCTGCTGTATAGACACCTGCACAAGCTATAGATGCGTTCTTCAAAAGAAGTTCTAATGTTTTGTTTAGTGTCTTGATGTCTGGTATTGCAGTTACCAAAGGTCCCCTACCAAATACTTCTCCTGCTACCTTCATATAACGTGATACAATCCAAGGTGTCTCATCCATTCTACGAAACAATAACTCTTCAGCAGTTTTCTCGTATATTAAATGATAGCAATAGTCCCCTCTTTCAATATCGTATATGACTGCCTCACACAGCTCAACTTGCTCCTGTGGTTTTGTTTCCATAAGTTTTATCAGGCTCTCTGGTATTTCTGCATCAGGAAACTCTCTTTTGATTGCCTCTACTCGTAGTTTGTATTTACGATACACATTGTCTACAGTTCCGTATGGTCCTTCTTCTAACGCAATCAGGTATTGTGGTATGGCAGTAAAACGTATTGGATTGACATCATCACCCTCTTGTATCAGCATGACTGCTGTTCCAACACAGAGATCTAGCAAAAACTCACCTATAGCCAAGTCAAAGTTTGACTGACGTAAAACTGTAAACATCTTGTCAAGGTAAATATCAAGTGCTTGTTGCACTTCTGCTCTTCTCTCTGGTGGTATATCATCCCCAGGTTCTAAGCGACACCATTTCTTGTAGGGAGGGAACAATCCTGATTGTATTCGGTTTGCAAACCTTTGCGTGGAATGAACTGCTGTACTATCAAATACCATGTTCATTTTATTCTGACCTGGTACATGACCTTCGTAGTATCCGTCATATAAATTTCTTTGAGGAAGTGCATATCTATAGCAATCCTCATAGACTGTTCTCCACAAATCCTTTCTGCCAAACGCTTTCTTTGACCTGTCAAGAACTTCTCTTTCGTTTAGTTTTATCATGTTTTCCTATGCCTCTGTGCAAAGTTTCTAGCACTTTCTTTATTTCTAAATCCCCAAGCCTTGAGTGCTAAAGCAAGTCTTGTTGGTCTACCCTTTTCATCTTTCATGCCACCTTTCATACCACCAAACCTAGCAGCAAAAGAAACTCTCCTTGGTCCTGTGCCAGTCTTTTGTGGACTTTTTAAATTACTTCCCTCTTTCCTTTTAAAGTAATCTCTACCTGCTTGATTCAGTCCACCTTTTGGGTTTTGATATTTTTTTGCTACCATCAGAACAACCTAAAATCAAACAAACCACCTGGCTTAAAAATATTTAAAGTGCTATCTATTCTTGGTCCTAAATTAACATTTTGCAGTAAGCCTCTCTCTGCTAAATCTGCTCTTGCTCCACTTGCCTTCCTTTGATCTTCTTGCAATCTTGCTATATTTCTTTGCGTAATCCTTTGCTGATTTTGAAAAGTCAGGTCTCTTCTTTGTTGTTCAGTATTTTTTTCTGGTCGGAAATCTAAAAAACCACCAGGCAATGTAAGTTCTTTTTTCTTTGAGTCATACTTTAAATTTAACTTTTTTGATGCACTTTGCATCTTTTCTTCTATAACTGGTTCCATCTTCTTTGCAAAAAGTTTTGCAAATAAATTTTTCATAGTTCTTTGCTCTTTTATTTCTGCTCTTTCGGCATCTCTCTTTGCAATGTATTCTCTTGCTGCATCACCAGATATCTTTTCTGTTCTGATGACCTGCCTTTTGCCATCAACATCCCCATATACTTTTTTAAAAATGAGTGGCATCAGTACCTCATTAAACCTTTTTTCCTAGCAGAACGAGCTGTTTGTTTTTTCTTTTTCTTTTTTGTCTTTTTTGTTTTTGTGTAATAAGCCATGATTACGCCTTTTTCTTTTTGTTTCTTAGCATGGCAAAGTCCTCTCTGCTAATCTTGCCATCCTTGTTGGCATCTAGCTTTGATTGTTTGCCTTTCATGGTTGGTTTCTTTTTCATCTTATACATTTTCATTGTTCCTGGCATTATACTAATCCTTTCCTTTTGGAACGTAACAGGTCTTTATCAGCTTTCCTTGCACCACCTTTACCTGTTACAAAACTTTTTACTCTTCCCATAGCCCAAGCCTGTGCTGATACGTTTCGTGAACCACTACTATAATATGCCCCAAGACCTCTCTTATATACTTTGTCAAGTGTTGACTTACTAAATTTTGCTGTGTAACTACTTGGGTATTTAGGCATTTGCTCTCCTCCTTGATATCTCATCCATCATAGCTTTGGTTAATAATCCTTTCTTGTATAAACGTCTTGTCCTCAATATCTCTGCCTCTTTTGCCTTTGGGTTCTTTGCACCAGACAAATACTTTAGTGGTACACCTTTCTTTGACTTAGCAACTTTTGCAAACTTTCTAGCCATTCTCTACCTGTGTGTCATCTAATATTCTCAGTTTCGGATTTCTAATGTATGTCATGTTCTTGGGTTCCTTATACCACTAAGTTGCGATCCACTATCGTCAAAGCCTAATAACTGACCACCCACAACATTCCTTCCAATTCGTGAGCTAGGTGTTGGCTCTTCCTTTTTTTGTTCAGGTGCCGTTTTCTTTGCTGTCTCCTCTCTCCTTGGTGGGGGTGGAGTCGGTGGCGTTCTCTTCTTCGGTTTTCTGAAAATACTACCCATTATACAGTTGGTCCTCGTTGTGTTGTCATGTTGTATGGATTCCTAATTGTTTCTTCTTGTGTCATAGCTGTTGGCACACCAAGTAATGCGTTTTCTCTATCTGGTGATAGCAACCCTGACATTGAACCTCTACGCATAGCTATCCTTCTTGCTGCAAGTTGTTTTTTCTGCCTCATCTCTTCTGCGTTTGCCCTTGCCTCTCTTTCGGCTATGGCTGCATTGGTAGCATCCATTTCTGGTGGTCTTGTGTACTTAGGTGTTCTGACAAGCATACCCATATATTATTCCTTTCGCGTCTTGCTATATATTATCATATCTTTTGCATCAAAGGTATATTTTTTTAATACACCCTCTCGTACAAAGGATATACTCTCAATCCATTTGATTGCTTTTATATTACTAGCTAAAACTGTAACATGGATTCTATGTAAATTCAACTCTTCCATTATCAGGTCCATAAATCGTAATGCACCTCTATGAAATCGTATCTTATTTTTGCTCACTAATTTAGTATCTGGTATCATCCAAAGCTCTGCAACACCATACCATTGTAAACTGACACCAAAGCATAACATGGGTTTTCCAGCATCTATGACAGCATAACCATACCCATCCTTAGACGCATCATCTAAGTAGTCTGCATAGTATGGCATTTCTTTCAGATGTTTTTGGTCATGGTCGGTGAGATCCATGATGTTGAGAAGATAAGACTTGAATGGCACAACAGACAAGGATGTGCCAGAAGTTCTGAATAGCGTTTCTAGTGTTTCCTCATTCATGCTCTTTCAGTCTCATAGCTATCTCTTTCCACAATCCCCAGTCCATATAGACACCAGGTTGTTCGTAATCTTCTACAAGTATCAACAAATCAGCAGAGCCTTTCCACTTCTTGATTGTTGTAAAGCCACCACCATTCTTTCTAGCCTTGACCTCACAGTTGAGTCCACCTATCAAATCTACCTGAACATCATGGGGAAAAGCTGCCAAAGCACCAGACAATGGCTGTCTCCTTGCATCAATATCTATAGATTGGAATAGCTTTACTATTTTGTTTTCTACTCTTGTACCTTTACGTTTGGCTGAACTTGTCATGCAAATATATCAAAATCTGTGTTCGCAACTGCTTGTTTGAACTTTGGATTATGTCCCCTTGTTAGTTGTCTATGCTCACCACCACCAAGAACAAGATACATATACGCATCCCCAACGTGTGAGTGTTCGTTCTTATTTGGTGTATCTCTGTATCGTTCACCACCAGATATCTGCACCCTTTTGAAATGGTAGCCACCTGATAGTGCTTTGCGTAGTCTTTGACATTTCTTGTCAATAAGTATGCCAGGTTTACCTTCAATTAGTCGGTTCATTGGCATAGCACCAGCCTCTCTTCGTACTCGGAAGTCGTTACTGTTTGTTGGTCGTGCTACCAAACCTATAGACTTGAGATGGTCAAAAGCAGTAACTTCGTATATCTGGTCTCTCTGCATACCAGCAGGATCTCCCCATACGAGTGTATCATACTTAGGAAATCGTGAGGCTAGTTCTGACTTCAGCATAGAGCCAAATCGTT